TCTGTTTTAATTAAGAAAGGAGCCTAAAATGGCTAATTTGATTAACGACGGTAAGCGCGGTGGGAAAGAAATGGCCCAAGAATCCGCAAAGACCGATGGTATGAGTAAAGGCGGCGAGACCGGTATCGGTTCAGCTCCTGATCTGTTTGCGCAAGCTAAGCGCGGCGGCGCCGAGTACAAGCAAGTTTCGGCAAAAACCGACGGTATGTGCAAATAAGTGAGAGTCAATGAGCAAATCGCTCGTTGCTTTTCGCATTTACGGGCGCCAGAGTTTACGCATCTAGTTGAGTTCTTCAGAGCCGAGAGGCAGGAGACCCTAGAGAAGTTAGCTCAGGTAACCGACGAGAAACTAGTTTACCGGCTACAAGGCGAGGCCGCAAAACTCAAGGAAATTCTTGAGTATATTGAAGGTGCGGAAGCACTAATCGCCAAAATGAAACGCCAATAGCAGACCGTCAAGACGGAGCTAGAAGCACCCTTTAACGATGTAGCAGACCGTAAGCGAGTAGCGCAGACCGTGCAGACGGAGCGTGAATCGTAGTCGGAGCTAACGGAGATATGAAATGTCATTGCCCAAAGCTGTGCAGGACCAACTCGATGAAGCAGATCGTTTAGTAGCAGAGTTAGCCGGAGATAAGACCGAAGGGGATAACCCAACGGAGACTGACCCAGAGAACATACCACCAGATCCTTCACCAGATCCCCAGCCTGAGCCAAACATTTCGAATGAGCCCAAGCACGAACCTGACCCCGTACCGGATAGCAAATGGGAAGCAAAGTACCACACGCTCAAAGGTATGTACGACGCAGAAGTACCACGCTTACACAGCCAAGTCCGTGAGTTAAATACGCAAGTACAGACACTCATTGCCGAAGTTGAGCGAGCCAAAGTACAGACAGCGGCGCAGGAAAGTGTAGAGTCTCTTATCACTGAACAAGACAAGGAAGCATTTGGTCCTGACTTGATCGATTTGATTGAACGCGCAACGGCTTCTAAGGTTTCGACCCTACAGGCTCGTGAAAGCGAATTAGTTAATGAGATCCGGGAACTTAAAGCTCAGCTTGGTAATGTGTCAGAGCGTCAAGTGATGTCTGATAAAGACCGCTTTATAAACGGGTTGTCACGACAAGTACCTGATTGGGAAGTCTTGAACACAGATCAAGGTTTCTTAAATTGGCTACAAGAAGTTGACCCAGTTTATGGACTGCCCCGACACGCAGCACTTACCGCAGCTTATGAAGGTGGAGATGTAGACCGAGTTTCGGCTATTTTCAATACTTACAAGGCTTTAGTAGGCGCACCCAAGCAGAACGCTAAGGGAAAGGCTAACCAAGAACTTCAGCGTCAAGTTGCACCGACCCGATCACGGTCATCAGCACCGCCCGCTGACTCGCAAAACCAGCAGATTTATTCTCAAGAGCAAATCGCTGAATTTTACGATGAATGGCGACGTGGATTGATTGATAACGATGAAGCGGTTCGAACTGAAAAGCTAATCCACGCTGCTATTACTGAAGGACGAATTAGGTAATTCGACAAGGTAATGGTGGCAATATTTAAAACCCAGTCATTCTCTTAAAGGAAATTAAAATGGCTACCATTACCCCCGGCGCAGTATATCCGATTAACGCAGGCGGCTTTAACGCTCCTAACGGCGCAACCGCTTACTCTGGTACTGCTTACAGCGGCACGTTCATCCCTACCCTCTGGTCGGGCAAACTTGCTCAGAAATTTTACGCTGCTACAGTGTTTGGCGAAATCGCTAACACCGACTGGCAGGGTGACATCTCTGGTATCGGCGACACAGTTGTTATCAACACGATCCCAACGATCACGATCAACAACTACTCTATCGGCCAGAACTTGGCTTATGAGATTCCTGCTCCAAGCACAATCTCGCTGACGATCAACAAAGGTAAGTACTTCGGCGTTAACGTGAACAACGTTCTCGAGCTGCAGTCCAAGCCTAAGCTGATGGACATCTTCACTAACGACGCTGCTCAGCAGATGAAGATCCAGATCGACCGCGACGTTCTCGGCGGCACGTTCAACCAAGGCGCTGCAACCAACCAAGGTGCAACCGCTGGTAAAATCTCGGCTTCGTTTAACCTCGGTACAGACGCTGCTGCAGTTACTCTTGCTGCTGCAAACATTCTTCAGAGCATCACAGCTTTGTCGAGCGTTCTGGACGAAGCAAACGTTCCTGAGACCGACCGCTGGCTCGTTATCAGCCCAACAGAGCGTCAGATCTTGATGCAGTCGAACTTGGCTCAGGCTCAGTTCATGGGTGACCCATCAAGCGTTCTGCGCAACGGCAAGATCGGTATGATCGACCGCTTCACAGTCTACGTTTCCAACCTCTTGCCTCGTGCAGCCGCTGGTTACAACTGGGACGGTACGACAACTGGTGCATCAACCTACGTTAAGCGTCATGCAGTGATGGCTGGCCACAAGTCGGCAATTACCTTTGCATCGCAAATCGCTAAGGTTGAGAGCCTCCAGAACCCTAACGACTTCGGTACGCTGGTTCGTGGTTTGAACGTCTACGGCTACAAAGTTGTTCAGGCTGACGGTTTGGCCCTGTTGGTTGCTGCAGGCTAAAGTACTACGTGGGTGGGGGTAATTCCCTGCCCACTTTTTGCCTCAGGAGGCTTAAATGGCTGTTATTGATGATTTAGTCTCTCAAGGACTTTCGCTGACACAAGCTCAGGCAGTTATTGGTGTAGACGGTTCTACATCGACAATTGATGATCTAGTTAGACAAGGGTTCTCTGTTGTACAGGCCGCTGCTGTTATCGCAGTAAACGCAGGTACGCAGGACGCAAACGATTTAGTGCGCGCTGGATTTTCGACAACTCAAGCGTCAACTATTATTGCTGCGTTAGCTGTAACGCCGTAAAATGGAGTCGTTTACTCCAAGCTGGGAAGTTGTTGAACTAATGGGATACGCATATTATGCTGAAAAAGGATTTCGTATTCTTGTCCCATTAGTAAACAATAAGGGTTATGACTTTGTCGCGGAAAAAGACGGAAAGTTTATTAGGGTAAATGTTAAACTTGCTGGATTAAAGAGTAAAAAGTTATCTAGCAAAAGCTGGTCAATATCAACATCCGGGGCAACCACAGATAGAGATATTGTTTGTTGCGATGAGTACTTAGTATTTTTACCGCACAAGAAACAGTTTATTACAGTACCCGGAAACTTTTTTGTTGGGTCTACGACAAAAGCTAAACTTTTACCTAAATGTTTGGTTTAAATGACTTCTACCAATTATAGAGATCATGGGCACAATTACTGCACAAGCTATTATTGACCATGCGGCAACGCAACTGCTTGATATCTCCAACATCCGTTGGACTCGGGCGGAATTGCTCAACTGGATCAATCTTGGCCAGAAGCAAATTGTTATCATTGCTCCTAACGCTACCAACAAGGTGGCTACGTATAAACTTATTGCTGGAACTCGGCAGTCGATACCCTCGGATGGTTGGACACTGCTAGACGTAATCCGCAATATGGGAACCGATGGCACAAAGCCGGGTCGGGCCGTTCGTCTAGTTTCAGAAGAGCTGTTGGATAATTTCAATCCCAACTGGCATGCAGCATTACCTACAACGGTTGTGCAGAACGCCATCTTCGATCAGCAAGATCAGACAATCTTTTATGTATACCCACCTAATAACGGGAAGGGTTATGTTCAGGTGAACTACTCACCTGTTCCTGCTACGCTGACTTCTGAATCTCAGGTTATTAGTATTAATGACATTTTTGAACCAATATTATTAGATTACGTTCTTTATCGTGCTTGCAGTAAAGATGCTGAATACGCTCCGGGCCTTCAGTTGGCCGCTGGATATCTCCAGACGTTTATGACAGCAATGCAAGCTAAATCCAACGCTGAACTGGCAAACAGCCCGAACCAAATGCTTATGCCGTTCAATACTACTGTTCCGGGCACATCGTCATGACACAAGTATATGGCTCGTCAGTTTCGTATGAAGAGTTTCTTCCGGAAGTAATGCAGTACGTCCCGGACGTACCAGAACTCGTG